CTGAGCTATGATCCTGAGAGGGGCGATTTTCGCTGGCTCGTCTTCAGGAACAACCGCGTGCGGGATAGGGAGATCGCCGGTGGTCTCAGCGGGTATGGCTACTGGCAGATCAAGCTCAACAAGCGCCTCTACCGCGCGCACCGCTTGGCTTGGCTATACGTCCACGGCCAATGGCCAAGCGGTGGTCTCGATCACATCGACGGGAACCCTTTGAACAACGCGATCGCAAACCTTCGCGAAGCGACGGACTCCCAGAACCAGCACAATCAGGGCAAGAGGCGGAACAACACGAGCGGTTACAAGGGTGTCTATAGACCGCACTACAGCGACAAGTGGCGCGCTCAGATTTACATCAACGGCAAAGGCATAGCGTTGGGATCATTCGACACGCCAGAGGACGCTGCGACGGCTTACTCAGTGGCGGCCAAACGCTACCACGGAGATTTCTCCAAAGTGTAGCCAAAGAATCACAGCCATCTCTCGCAAATCAGTATATCCGCGCATAGTAGGTGACCGATCGGCCTGCAGCCACCTCTGATCTCATTCGAGGAAGCGCCGCGCGACGGACACCCCCAATTCGCCCTTGGTAGGCGATAGGGTTTGAACGGGGATCGGATAACAAATCCGGCCCGTTAAAAGCTTGCAGAAATACCATCGATGAGATGGCCACGAGGTGGCCGCCCAGAATACCGCAGCGTGAGGGTTGGGCCGTACCGGTCGTGCGGCCGCTGTCCTAACTTCCCTCGTAAAGCGAACCGGCGCCGCTGCGGTTATCCATTCACATCAGGAGAAAGCCGATGCACGCCAAGATCATCGAAGTGATCGAGGTTACGGAGTTCGTCGAAGAGCCGATGTTTGGCGATCAAGGCGGTTCGATCGCCTTGCGCCAGAAGCGCAGATTCTTCCTTCCTGATGGCTCGGAGCTTTCAGCGGATGGCCGCGATGTTGTCCCGGCTCAGGTGCCCGTCAGTCCCAAGGTCCACATCCACCATCACGAGGACGGTTCCATATCGGGCTCGATCATCTGATCCCACTAACCCTGTCCCGCGTCCTTCAACCCCGGAGGACATGCAAATGCACGATTCCAATCCCAAGGTACTGCTGTACGTCGGCTATGCCGCGGTAGCACTTGGCTTCTGCATGACGTTCGAATTCGGTCGCTCCATGAGCTACCTGCACGCTGGCGCCATGGGCCTGCTCACCATCGCTGCGGCCTTCATGTGGCCCGAGGTCGATCGACGTTGGCGTGACAAGCGCAAGATCTCGGCCGGGCTCATGACCGCGGCTGGAATTCTATTCGTCGGCGTCGAGCTGTTCAGCCATCTGGGCTACACCGTTGGACATCGCATCCGCGATACCGAGGAAGCCACAGTTCAGAACGCCCGCTATTCGTCGGCTCAGGAAGCTGTGTCTGAGGACAAGACGAACCTCGCCATGTGGCAGGAGCGTCTGAAGAAGCTCGAGGCGGAATACGCCTGGCTTCCCACCGTGACGTCCGAAGCTCTACAGGCCCGCCTCGCCAGCGCAAATCTCGCGATCGAGCAGGAATCCAAGCGCGGCGGCTGCGGCCCCAAGTGCCTCGAGCGCACGAAGGAGCGCGACGAGATCGCCTCCCGCATGAACCTCGCCCGCGAGCGGGCCGAACTGACCGGGAAGATCGAAGCGACGAAGCGTGTCCTCGCCGGCGCCCGCGACAAGGCCGACACGACCGAGTTCAAGACGAGCAAGATCATCTCTCAGACAAAGTTCGTCAGCCAGCTTGCGACGTTCGATCTTGAGCCTGGAAAGGCTGCTCTCACCTGGGCACAGATCGGCATCGGCTTTCTCGTCGCCCTTGTGACGACGTTCCTTGGCCCGGTGTGCATCTATCTGTCCGGCCACAGTCTAGGCTCTCTCATCGGCCGCGAATCCCAACCCCAAGGGCGGCCAGAGGCTATGCCCGCTCCCACACATTCAAGACGTCCTATTGTTGCAGAGGCATGGAGGGATCGCTTCTACAAGCCCTCATGCAGAACACTCGGCGTCGCTCCGGTCTCAACGTGACCAGATACTACCTAGGGATCTCGTCATCTGGTCCCAACGTACTCCGCAACGTCCGGCTTGATGAGACAGGAGAACCACTCCTGCTCATCGACCAGGATGCAATCGCCAAGATCACCATCGATTTCACCGACTGGCTCGAGACAGGGGAAACGCTATCAGGTCTCACGGCGACCCCTCGCGGATGTGAAGTGTCAGTTTCAACATCTGGACCGAAGTCTGTTCTCACCATCAGTGAGGTAACGAGCTTCGACGACGGAGATATCACTATCATCGGCACGTCTTCCACTGGCGAGAAGTACCGCGGCATCATTCGCGTTCGCAGGACAGCCAGATACAGAGACGAGTCCACGTTGCATGGGGATTACGTGTGAGCCTCATCTATTCATCTAAAGTAGACACTAAATAGACCATGGCAGCGGGTAAAAAGACAGGCGGGCGCCAAAAAGGCGTCAAGAACAAGACGACAGTGGAGCGTGATACATTCGCGCGCTCGGTCGCCGAGGCTGCCGCTAACCAAGGCGAGTCCCCGCTAGAGTACATGCTCCGCGTCATGCGAACTAGCGAAGACGATAAGCGTCGCGATGCCATGGCGGTAGCGGCAGCCGCCTACGTTCATCCGCGCCTCGCTGCTATCGAGCACACAGGCGAGACCACGCATAACATCGTCACCGACAAGCCGCTGTCCGCCGACGAATGGCAGAATGCTCACGCAGACCCCGCATCGGCTAATTAACGTCGTCTGGCGGCCTCAGATCGGTCCGCAGAAGGCGCTCGTCGATTGCCCCTACCGAGAGATCTTCTTCGGCGGCGCACGCGGCGGTGGCAAGACGGACGGCGTGCTCGGAAAGTGGGCCCTCAAAGCTCAGCGCTATGGCGACAAGTTCAACGCCGTGATGTTCCGCAGAACCACTGTCTCAAGCGAAGACGCAATCGAACGGAGCCGGCAGATCTTCAAGCCACTTGGCGCTGAGTTCAACGGATCGAAGAACATCTGGCGGATGCCAGGCGGCGGGCGCGTGTCATTCGCATATCTCGACAAGGTGCAGGACGCTGACGAATACCAGGGCCGCAACGTTACCGACGCTTGGGTTGAGGAGGCGGGCCAGTACCCTATGCCAGACCCGATACTGCGTCTGTTCGGCGTTCTCCGATCAGCGCAGGGCATACCGACGCAGCTCATTGTGACTGCGAATCCTGGCGGCGCCGGCCAGCACTGGATGCGCGATCGCTACGAGCTTCACCCGTTCCCGAAGAAGCCCAAGGTGCTCAAGCGCAAGGTCACGGACGAACTCACTCACGAAGTGGCGGTTATCCCGTCGCGCATCACGGACAACCGCATCCTGCTTGACAACGACCCTGCCTACATCACGAACCTGCACATGGTCGGTAGCAAGGAACTGGTCCGCGCATGGCTTGAGGGCGATTGGTCGGCAGTCGAAGGCGCATTCTTCGACGGATGGTCCGAGAAGCGCCACGTCGTTCAGCCATTCAGCGTGCCCAAGGATTGGATGCGCTTCCGGTCTATGGACTGGGGATTTGCGCGTCCGTCCTCCATTGGATGGTGGGCCATCGCGAGCGATGACTATCCAGTAGGGGATGGGCGAGTTCTGCCCCGCGGCTGCATGGTGCGCTACCGAGAACTCTACACGGCGATCAAGCCAGATGTGGGCATGAGGCTGGATGTTGAGCAGCTCGGAGCGCTTCTCAAGTCCAAAGAACAGGCGGGCGAGCAGATATCGTACACGGTCGTCGATCCTGCGATGAACTCTGAGAACGGCGGGCCTTCGATGACGCAGCGCCTGGCCAAGGTCGGTGTTCCGTGCCGGCCTGGTGACAACACTCGTATCGGCAAGAACGGCGCCATGGGTGGTTGGGATCAGTTCCGCTCTCGCCTCCGTGGCGAGGCCAACGACAGGCCGATGATGGCGGTGTTCTCGACATGCAAGGACTTCATTCGCACGGTGCCGGTCCTTCAGCATGATCCCGACAGGCCAGAGGACGTGGACACGGAGAGCGAAGACCACGTGGCGGACGAGGTTCGCTATGCCTGCATGTCTCGCCCTTGGGTTCGCGCTGTGAAAGACGCGCCGGCCAAGAAGCCTAACGACTACAAGAGAATGAATACTGATCAGGGGAGCTGGCGCGCCTGATGGCTATCGCTGTCACGGCCTCATCACCAACTGACCGTCCCGAACGCAAAGAGCCAGATGTGCTGTCCAGGCGCATGAAGTGGTTCCGCGCCTTCGAGCAGAACAAGCAGTCGGAGATGAACGAGGGCCGAGAGGCCCGCCAGTATTACCACGACAAGCAGTGGACAGACACGGAGATCCGTCGACTACGCAATCGCGGCCAGCAGGCGACTGTTCGCAATCGCATCAAGCGCAAGATCGACTTTCTCGTGGGCATCGAGCAGCGGTTGCGTCGCGATCCGCGGGCATATCCACGCACACCCAACCACGAGAAGGATGGCGACACGGCAACCGCCGGTCTGCGCTTCGTGTGTGATCAAAGCCTATGGCCCAAGGTTGCATCAGATACGATGCACGATGGCTTGGTCTCTGGAATGGGTGTGGTGTTCATTGGCATCGCCGATCAGGATCCGTCGATCATGGACGTTCCAGTAGATCGGTTCTTTTACGATCCGCGTTCGATCAAGCCTGATTTCTCCGACGCTCGCTACATGGGCTTGCATCTGTGGCTAGACGTTGACGAT